GTTATCGTCAGAACTGGCCCTGTGAATACTTGGAGAGTGCCCGTTAATATGCTTTCTACTGCTTAAGGAGTAAATTATGAAAACAATGGTTTTAACTGCAATTGGTCTTGGTGTATTTCTAAGTTTACTACTGAGTTGGCCCGTGATGTGGCTTTGGAATAACGCACTAGTTGGAGCCGTTACTGGTGTCAATGAAGTGTCTTGGCTCCAAGCATGGGGCATTATGGTGCTGGTTGGTATCTTGGTTAAAACTAATGTGAGTACATCAAAATGAGCAAAATGGCTGAATTGGATTTCACTATCCGTGATATGCTGGCTGCGGACTATGCACCAGCAGCAATTTCTGTACGACTGGGCATCCCCGTGTACTTTGTTTATGATGTTCTGGAGTATGAACAGGATCTGGCAGATTCAAGTCTTGACGATGCAGTTAATTCTGACGGTTGACAACAAATGGTTTTGGGTATATAATAGAGTCTTAATCAGTTAATTACAGGAGTTCTCAAATGGCTTATATGTCTCCAGAAAAGAAAGCAAAAATTGCCCCTAAAATCAAGGCTATTCTTGCTAAGTATAAGGTTAAGGGTTCGCTTGCTGTACGTAATCATATGACCCTGTGCTTGAATCTTAAATCTGGTTCTATTGACTTTATTGCAAATTCTAATAAAGTTTGCGGGAATAGTCACTACCAAGTGGCTAGTGGCTTTAAGCCTAGCACTAGTGGTTACGATCAAGTTAATCCTTATCACTTTAAAGATCATTACGACGGTAAGGCCCTTGCTTTTATGCAGGAAGTTTTTGCTGCTATGAATGAAGGTAATCACGATCATAGCGACATTCAATCCGATTACTTCAACGTGGGGTGGTATGTTGATGTGAACGTGGGTCTTTGGAATAAAGATTATATTCTTACTGCTTAAATTTACAGGCACTACATGAACGAACGAATTAAAGAACTTGTTGAACAGGCTGGATTTAAGACTAGCTGGCAACATGCGGATGTACAAGCAATAAAGATGGCTCGCTTTGAGAAGTTCGCCCAGTTGATTGTTCTGGAATGTGCAGCTTATCTCAACGGCGCAATGGAAGTTTATACTCAGTCGGAGCAGGATCTGTATGATCGTGGGGCAACAAAGATTAAACAACATTTCGGAGTTGAATAATGCAACCTTGCCCGTTCTGCGGTCACGCAGTTGACATTGAAAATGGCGACACCCTATACCCTAACGCCATCGGCTGGAAGGATATGGAGTATGGGAGGGCATATCTCTCATTCAGAGAAGTGCCTCCGGAACAATGGTGTTACAGTTTTCATTGCCCCACAACTAGCGGTGGATGCGGGTGTGAAATGTCCGCTGACACCAAAGAGGAAGCAATTAAAAAATGGAACACACGAGTATGAACGAACGAATCAAACAACTTGCCGACCAGGCTACAACTTATATTAAGCCAACCGCAAACAGTGGAGAGGGCTGGATCGTTGACAACGAAAAGTTCGCCCAGTTGATTGTGCGGGAATGTGAAAAGGTTGCTAAGGACCCGCAATGGTACAGCGAAAGTCCATCCAATGGGTGGCGCAACCCTATCCGGCATGTGTGTAATGTAATGAAAGAACATTTCGGAGTTGAAGAATGAATATTGACCAAGACCAAATACTCTTTTTTGAATTTGTGTCATCGCTATCACTGGACCAATTGAGAAAATATTTTGCAATGCTTGGTCCGGAAGAATCAGAATATGTTCTCCAGGTTGTGCGTAATGTAGGAACACACTTGAATTTGGCAATAGCTGACTTCCATGATCCTGTTGATGAACTTGTTGTTGCAAAAGATGTCCTAAGTAAGTTTACATTGAAAGGTAATATATGAATACATATTGGGTTTTCGTAAAGTATAAAGATGAACCAGGTGCAGGTTATGGTCGTGTCCATATTCAAGCGGATAATCCGTTTATGGCAATTGGTATGGCTCGGGCCATGTATGGTCGGTTGCTGATGTCCGAATCAGCAAATCATGTGTGATTTTGGTAACCCAAATGGTTGACAATAATGTCAATCTGTGTTATCATTATAACAGTGCTGAGTAATATCAGTGCATTTTTAAAATTAGCTTAACTTAAAGGAAACAAAATGGCTAAACAAACTTTCAAAGTCGCTGGTATGACTACTAACAATGGTAATACTAAGGTTCGTTTTACTGATGATATGGTTCGCCGTATTAAACAGTTTACTAAGGGTGGTGCAAGTCGTATTGACTTGGTAGAATTGCCCAGTGAAATGACTAAGATTGAGGCTCTGAATTATCTGGCTACTCATGCAGACTTTCAATCACCCAGTGATCAAGCAACTATCGCTGATTCTCTTGCTGATAAAACAAAGGAAGCAAGCAAAGGCACAGTAAAAGTCAAAGTCGCAAAGACTAAGGCAAAGCCTACTATTGCTAACATCAAGGCCCGCGCTAAGAAGGTTACCAAAGAGGTTTCAGTAGAACAAATTCTTGCTGAAGCAGGTGTTACCGCTTAATAATAAATAGAGGGGCTATGTGCCCCACCCTCAACAAAGGAAAATATGAAACTCTCTGATAAACTTACAAAATGTAGTGACAATCTAATGGTCAATCTGTACGATAATGGCTTCATGGTTGAAGTGTCCGGTCGTGATTCAAATGAACAGTGGAAAACTGCTAAAATCATGTGCCCTTCTCTAGTTGAGGTTTGTGCGATTATTGTAGAAGCCGCAGCATTGCCGCGCGAATAAAGATTAACATATGTCAGTACTACATGCATTTGCTCGTAAGTTCAATCCTCGTAGAAACTTTGATCCAACTAGTGTCACTGATCTGAAAGAGTTGAAATTTTTTAAAGAGCATAATACTTGGAAAGTAGGTTGCCCCTTTCATCTAGAGGATCCGTTCTTGGAAATTCCTGCAATGTGTATGTCAAAGTACACTGACTATATGCTCAAAAAGGTGAAAACATAAAAAGCCCCGGAAGGGGCTTTTTTAATGGGTTCTATTGTTATTAACCGATGAACCAAGCAGAACCATCACTATATACCGGTACTGCATTGGCTGCTCCGCCTACATACAGTGATCCAAATGTTGCTAGTGTCGCATCTGTAACAAATGCTCTTGAACCTGAACCTGCAGTTGCAGCAGCCGGTATGTTTCCAGTAACAAATACCCCTGATTTAACTACCCCTGCCGTTATCACATTTCCGCCAGTAATATTACCTGTAACATTAGCGTAACCACTCATAGTTACACCTTCACTACTATTTGTAGTTACGATATTAATAATACCTGTTTTACCTGTAGTGTCAAAACTCAATGCACTAGCATTGTTGTCAAGTAAGTCCCAATCTTGTGCTACAGCATACGAAGTGATATCACCATATAGTATAGGACTTGCGATGGTTCCTACTAATGTCGCTAATGGCCCGGGTATTATTGATGGATTAATAGTTGTGTTAGTACTGGGATAGAATGAAACACCTCCCCAAGCAAATACCCCTGATAGTCCTACTGTAGTATTAGGATCTAACCATACTGCTTGACCTGTACCAGCTGGAACATTGAATGCACTTTGTCCGACGCTCACTGTGCCGGCTACATTAGCAACCGCATTCAGTTTAATACCAAAACCGTTTGCTTGTGAGTTCTTGATAATAGAGTTAGTTACAACTAATATACCATTACCATATGTTTCAACTACTACATCACCGTTCGCATCAAGTTGTGAGTTATTGAATGTTAGTGTAGCACCTGGGCCTGCGGCACCAACTTGGGTAGCACCTGATGTTTCTACACTTTCAAAACTTGCTGTACCGTTAAGGATATTAAAGCAATACACATCACCACTACCGTTGTGACTTACTTTTAGTGGTCCACCATGAGTATATGTGCCTGTGCCTGAATTGTCTTGATATAAGCCTGCACCGGTACCGTTAGCAGTAATCCATACATCTTGTAGACTTAATCGTAATGGACTTGTACCTGTTACATAAATCGCTTTACCGTTTGTACCACCCACAATCTCTAAACCAGTGATACTAAAATGGTTATTGTTTAATGTACCTGATGTTGGGTTAACAGTGACATTGCCCGAAAGAATAATAGGTTGATGTATTTGACCGCTCTGACCAATCAAGTACACATGGTTAACAGTTAATGAAACATTTTCTGTAATGTTACTTAGTAGAATGAGGTAGATTGGTTCTACTTCAGGATTTAATCCGCCACTGATAGCAGTAGCGATTGCCGCCTGCGCACCAGCGATTGTTTTGAATGGTCGTGCTTGACTACCGTTCTGAGTATAAGTATCGGTTCTTGTTGCATCAACATAGTAACGATTTGTTACTGGTGTATCACCAAATGTTAATACTGAACTATTAGGTAATGTTATATTAGCGGCTGTTACGGAACCGGTAGTAACTATCGTGTTGCTACCAAATGCACCCAATAAAGAAACAACATTGCTATTACCGTATGCACTGTTTGCATCTGCACTCCATGAACCATCCCCGCGTAATACATTGCTTATATTACCGTCTAAATTAACTACTGCTATATTGCCCGCAGTAGTATTAATAGTTACTTCACCGGTGCCACCTGCAGAAGTTGATGATATAGTAATGCCGTTGCCGGCTACTATTTCATAGACTCCAGTTTGATTTATTACCGTTTGTTTGACAGTTTGATCAATGGCACTAACATATGTAGTCCCTTGAGAACTATACACTGTTACTACATCTGCTGGTTGATTATTTGCGCTTGTAGTCAGTGTAACATTATTTGCATTAACCCTAAGAGTTGTTCCTACAAAAATAGCCTCACCGTTAGAAACAGTAGATTTCCCGTTAGCTATAATAGCTGATTGAGCCAATTGACTCTCTGTCCTGCGTAGGACACTTGGGTCACCAAGACCGACTGTTGGTTGTGTTCTTAAAGTTGCCATTTTATTTTTCTCCGTTACTGTATTTATGCAATAATCCTAGATTTTATGGCTAAAAAAAGAGGCTTTTTAACTTAAAATTTCAACCCATTTGTCAATCACATATTTCCAATCATATGACTGTGCATGATGCTGTATCTCTAAACATCGTTGACGATATTTTTCTGGGTTTGCTTTATAATAACTCAATAGTTCTACGGTTTGTTCTATAAACTCATGTTCTACGATTGGTACAAAATCAGCGCCCTTTCCCCCAACCCTACTGTAATGTCCAACTGGCGTACTTATAACCAATTTACCCGCAGCGCCTGCTTCTAATAAAGGTAAGCCTGCCCCTTCTTCGGTGCTAGCAATTAGCACAGCATCTACTGCTTTATAAAAACCAGCCATTGTAACAAAACTATGATGATATGATGCCGCTGCTTTTAATTCTAATCCTGCTCTTTGTGAAGCAATCTCTAACAACCATGGTCGTTTAATATGTTGATGCACCCCAACTTGTCCTAAATTCATACAACCAACAGTACGCAATGAATCATTTGGTTTACTATAGAAGTTGTTAGTGTTAATTCCAAGTGGGGTAACAGTTGCAGGTCTAGTAACACCTAACTCTAAACTTACATTACTTAACCATTCACTAACTGCTCCGTACTTATGAAACTTATCAAAGTCTCCTAACCCGTGCATCCCAATCAGTTCATCTATGTCTGATTTTGAATGACTGATTACCACGCATTGGGTTGCGTCAAATATTTTATAGTTATAACCTAATAATCTCCATCCGTGCGGGCTAGTAACAAACAAGTCAGTGGTATCAATTAACTCCTGCATCTCTGCTAAAGTATAACTTTGATTCCAGGGTAGTAATTGACAATCAAATCCATATCCCCAAAGATACTTGCACAACTCATAATGAATTGTTCCAAACGCCCAAGTTGGCTCCATGTAAAATACTATTTTTTTCATATTGAATCGTAATTAATTATTTGCCTAGTGACCTGATTTATAACTATTCCATCATAGTTCAAAAACTTCCTAAGTATATGTCTAAACTGACCAAACTCATCGTTGGTCAATGCCATAACATCAAACGCAAAGTATTCATGTGTTAATAGATAGTCATTAAAATTACTTGCTATTACTTTCTTTTGAAATAATGAGGGTAATGTGTCTATGTTAATAAATTCAGTATCTTTACTTAGACTCGGAAGATAGAATAGATTTTTTATTTTTGGTAATTCATATCTACCCCACCAATAGCTATACGCAGCCCAGAACTCACAATTGTTTCTATAGTCTAAATCAAACAAGTATGGGTCTGCTATCTGCTTAACATAAGTTGAATTGAACCAGTAGAAGTTACCCTTGAAATGCCAATGCCACATAGAGCCAACCAGATCGGCTCCTTGATTCAAATGATATAGACAAGTATTGCTATTGTCTATAACACCGTACATCATTAATGATGCCCATCTCAATCCATTTTCAAACTCCAATCTATCTGTTTTACTAGAGCCCTTACAATGTAGATATAAACCATAGAAGTCTGAGTCATTAGAATCTTGCCAGAATTTTCTTATTGCAGGATATTCATAGTGTGATGCAGTGAAGCCGCTGTTAACATATTCAATGTTTAGTCCGTCTAAGAAATCATAAGGCGTCCAGTCATTAGAATGTATAATGATTATCTTTTCGGATTTTAAACTGCTGACTTGTAGTTTGCTGATAATATGAAACAGACTGGCTTTAGTATTCGGTAACTCATTACACGAAATATAAATCCTAATTGGTTTCATTTTGATTCCTATTATCCACTAAAACCAGTTGGAAATTTATACAATGATTCATTTATAGGAGTTGTATACCCCTTTAATACAGTGTAATTAATACACTGATCATTTTGATTGGAATCATCATTATAGTATGAAAGGAAGTTTTTTAAATAAAACTGTACATCAAATTTTTCAGTAAGATCGTTTATTTTGAAATTACTTTTATGAATTTCATATTTATTATTTTCATAATCATATTGTGGCGAGTTAGTTGGCCATACAATTATTATCCATTTACTTCTATAAAGAAAATAATCTAGATAATCTATTGCTGTTGAACGAAATAAATGTTCTAACACATCACCAAATATAACTAGATCATACTGGAATTTGTACTGCGTATCAATGAAAGTTGTCAAATCAATCGGATGTACTGAATCATATAAATTTTCAAGATTAAAATCTGTTATATAAGAACTAGTAGGCTCAATACATTCCAAGACACCGCTATATCCCAAATCTCTAATTAATTTTCCATTTTTACCAGCGCCAGCCCCTACATCTAATATAGAGGTTGGCTTGATATTTCTCACATGATCTTGTAGTATACTGTCAAAATTTGTTGCTGAATGTGGCATAATTTATCTAGGTAAATCTTTCTTTAGCCAATCAAGATTAGTTCTGTCCTCGTGCATTTGATACCAGCCTTTCCCAACATGTACATCTAATACCATTTGAAAGTATTCTTCATACATGGGTGCTACTTTTTCTAATGTAAAGTTTTCAGCAAACTTCCTGCAATTCTTTGGATCAATCTTATCAATATTTTTTGCTGCCCATACAAACTGATCAAATGTATGACAACGATAGCCAGTATATCCGTGAATGTTATTCTCAGTGAAACTTCCCCAGTCAGTGGTAATTGTAGGTGTACCACTCATTAGCATTTCAATTTGAACGCCTCCAAAGGGCTCAACATACATACTTGGAACGAATGCAGCTTTAGCATTACTCATTAACTCTTTGCGTTTGGCTACATCAGCATAACCTACAAACTCTACATGACTAGGGAATGTTAAATTATCTGGATTCTGTCCTGCAATGATTAGTTTAGCACCAATTGCTTCTGTTGCTTGTATTGCTACTTGAATGCCTTTACCATCGTATACTCTTCCTAGAAATAAGAAGTAATCTTGTTTCTTTTTTTTGAATTTAAAATCATCCGGGTCAAAGTAGTTTGGTATAACAGCATCATACCAATCTGATTTACAAGTACCAACGGCATCTAATCCATAGTAAGCGTGATAGATAGCATAACTTTCAAATATCTTCCATCGTGCCCAATGTCCACCGGCGTAGCCAATACCCGGTTCAACTATAATCATATCTGAATGTGCATCGCAAATTGGTCTGACACCACTGCCCCAGAAAGGTAATATGAAGTCATTCGTTTGTTTGCGTTTACCAACTTCTCTGATAGCATTTGCATAGAATGTTTGATAAGCATGATCATCTGTGCTGAATTTGAAGAAGTTCTTACGCCAATCATAATCACCGTACGCAATTTTCCAATCTTCATTGGTGATTACAGTTACATGTTCATCACAAACTAAATCACTATCTTCATGTCCATAATGAATAATTGTATGCCCGCGGGCTTTCATCATTTTACCAAATTTAACAACTTTTTGCGTATATGCACACGCATTGTATTCTTTGCTCGTAACCGTATGAGGTAAGCCTAGTATGTGGAATCTAAATTTGTTATTCATTTAGATATTTACACTAGGCCTTTCATTGCTGAAAAAAAATTAAGGATTACTTATGGATTTTATAACCCAGAAATCCGAAGACATTTGGGTATTAGCGATAACTTGGAATGGCATATAGAAGTAACCCTTGTCACCCCATCTTGTTCCCCAACTATTTCTAGCTATGAATGTATTGTTGGTTTTGTTATAACCAACAAGCAATACAGCATGTCCACCTAATAATCTTTCTTTCTTTATATTAGGATATGGCATTACCCCTGTTTTTGCTACAATAGGGCTATGAAAACTTGAATATACACTAAATCCAATTGTAACTGGATACCCAGCCGTAATAGCATCTATTACTTGATTAAAGTTTGCTGCTCGTTGATATGATGTAACTTTTCTTTTTGCTGCATCAATCAATGCTAGTTTTGATGGGGCAGTTCTAAACTTACTTATATTGTATGGCCATAAGTTTTCAGTTGGTGCTCCGTAAGTATAACATGCTTTGATCCCATCCCGTATATAAGCTCCACTGTCATAATTTATAGTTCCTATAAACATGCGCTCATAGTAATAGATGAATAGGCGGCTTATGTCAAGAGTCCTTTTTTGGCGTTTGTGCAATAATTCTATCGCACCTGCAATAGCATTACCAGTACAGCTACCCAAATTACCTTGATCTTCAATTAATGAACAGTATTGTCTTAAGTCTACTATGTCAGATTGTGTTTTGTTTGCCAATTGATATGGATGATCTCTAGTGTCTATCTTATCTTTGACCCAGTGATATTTGGGAATGGTAAAGTCTAATTTAAAAGATTTAATTTTTTGAACAATAGGTCTACGATGTAAACCCGGATCTTGTTCTATGTCTATTATTGTACTTGGATCTTGTTTCATATGTTTTCTTATAATTATGTTAAATCAAACAGTATTAGCTCTGCTTTGGGTGTGTTATGTGATTCACCTGTATAAATTATTTAACTCCATTCGGTACTAGTACCTAACTGTGTAGGAGGTACATATGCTGTAAATGTAGCGGGGAAAGCAAATGTCCCTGCTTGTGCCGAACCAGCATCATAAACACTATTTGTCTCCCACCCTGATACTGTGGTATCTACTGGCATAAGGAGTACGAGCGGAGTGCCAAGATAGAATTCAAATCTAGCTATACCTCTACCACCTGTGCTCCATGAGACATACCAGGCGTAAGGTTGATTTATATTAATTCCGGCTGCACTGATGGCTGCACTCATACGAGTGATTAAATCAGCAGAAGGAGTAAAAGCAAATCCGTTGCTTAAATTATCACCGGCGCTAACAGTAAACTGACTAGGGCTATCTAGTGTTGGTCCACTACCATCAAATGTGTATGGATTTATGATATCAGCAGAACTGATAATAAATGTTGGAACAGTAACAGCATATAACCAGTTAGGACCAATAGCATCAACTCCAACTGCCACAAACGATTTTGTTGTTGTACTATATTCAACTGACCTCATATATCCCTCAGCAGTACTACCATTAAATAATGAAGGATAAGACCAATAGATTCCGTCTGGTGATGAAATGTATAATGGTTGTGCTATCGCTCCCACTTGAACTTGTCCAACTCCGACAAATCCGCCATTTGGACTTACTGCTAATGATAATATTTCCATGAGACTAGTAGAACCAGAAATATATACCGGAGTCTTCCAAGTTGAACCGTCGCTTGATGTAGAAAATCCAATACCATCAAAAATAGTACCAACTGATACAAACAAATTGTGGTAACTTGACCAGACAATTGAACTGGGTTCAAAAAATGAATTAACGATTTGGGCTGAAGTCCAATTACTACCGTCTGTAGAAATAGAAAACCACGGAGTTTGATCGTTTGAATCGTATCCTGTTACAACAAATTTCCCAGATGAATCAACTGTGATATCTGCACCAAAAAAGTATAATCCATTAGGGACATCAGGTAAGACAGTTGGTGTAGTCCAAGTTGATATATTAGCTGATGTGGCATATCCGGCGAATCCACCAGGTAGAATCATAATGGCCACAAACAACCCAGCACTATTAACGGTAATTGCATACACAGTTGAGATTAATATAGTGTCTATTATTGTAGGACTAGACCAAGTGATACCATCAGATGATGTAGAATATATAGGATATGTAACAGGACTACCAAGAGTACCAATTGCTAAAAATAAATTATGATAACTTGACCATGTGACCCGATACATAAATGTATTAGCAGATATTGCTGTAGCTGGACCAGTCCAAGTATAACCATCACTTGAAGTAGCACTACCAAAGTCACCGTTTGAGCCAACCACAGTGATTAACCCTGCTGTAGAAATTGCACTGCAATTTACTTGTAGCGTAGATTGAAATGCACCTGCATTCATAATTATTGGTGTAGTAAATGTCGGCGGTCCAAGTCCAAATCTATTTTGATTAGCAATCCAACTTGCTTCTATTTCCGCCGCGCTCATTGCATTTTGATATATGTTAACAATGCCTAAATTACCTCCCCAGAACTCTGGATACTCCCATCGTGTCATTAAATTAATACCTCCGTTACTAGATAGAGGTGCTTCGGTACTCGGACCAGTGTCAACTAATGTATGGTTCACATACAGTTTAACTTCAAGTCCATCATACGAACCTATAATCTGATACCAGTTTCCAGGCATTAATGTATAACCAATTGGATTTTCTATAAATGCGCCATCAAGATAAAATCCTGATTGTAACTTTGGGCTGTTGTCATTTAAACTGCCCAAAGCATAATTGATACTGCTTGTTGTTCCCGGGTATACTTCAGTAACAATACACGGTGAACCGCCATCACTAGTACCGGCATAATAGTGCCACACTTCAACTGTCCACTTATCCAACGTAGATAAACTTATTGGACATTGTGCGTATTGTTGTGATGCCGGTACGAATGCAAAACTACCACCTACTGCAGGATAGTCATATACTACCCCGTTCTGTAATAAGAATGGTTTATTAGACACTGAATCAAACCAAGTAAATTCGTTAGTAAATTCATACGAGTCCGCGTTGATGAAGGTTCCACCTGTGATAGTGATAGTAAATAATACTGAATCAACTGCTGTAACTACCCAATCAGTATGCCCAACAACTGTCCATCCAGCAATAATATTACCAAAACCTCCTGAGGATGGAGGATTGACCCAACCGTTAGGGAAGAATCCAACATTAGAATTTACCCCTGAATCATTTTGTTGTGGGTCAGTTGGATCGATTGCGAATGTAGAAGCATCAAGATTTAGCAATAGTATTGCGGGTTCAGGTGATATACCAATGTATACACCTCGATCTATTGAAACACCATCTGTTATTGTAATACCATCTGACATTTATTTTCTTTCTTATTAACACCAGTTGGTATTCCTCCGCTGATTGGTAATGCCATTTTGGTTATCCTATACGCCAGTTAGTACCATCACACCAAACACTTACAGTATTTGATCCACTGTTACCCACGATTGCACCAAAGTTTCCTACTGGTGCTAAGTTTGCATCACTAACGAATGCTCTAAATCCTGCTACTACAAATTGACCAGATGGTAATGTATCTACTGTTAGAACAGGACTTTGAGTAACACCGGCTTCCGTAAACAAATAGTTTTTAGAATTGGTTGTTAATTTAATACCATTCACTGATGTTAGTCTATTTGGTAGTGTGAACTGGCCAATCTGTTGACCAACTCCAGTTCCACTTACAGTAAATGTTCCACCACCACCACCGGTATATGCTCCGGTAACCGTTGTAGGTGTGCCGCCTAGTATTATTGCATCGCCTACTTCCATTAATGCTAACACTCCTAACATATAAGTAGAAGATGCATTAGTAAATGTTAGTGTAGTGCCGGACCAGACTAAATCATCATATTGATATAATATATCAAAGGTAGCAAGTGGAATGTTATTTGTTACATTACCACCTTGTGGTAATGTTAGGTTACCAGCAGTGTCAAATGTCCAGGTCTGTGTGCCATTGGCATCACCGGCTTGTATAGACACATTACCATTAACATTGACAGCGACATTAGCAAAGTTATCAGTTCCGAGAATAACAGTTTCACCGTTGCCAGCAATGTGAATGTCTGGACCTGCGGTTAGAAAGATATCCAGATAAGCACTAGCGTTAGCAGGATCAGGTTGTAACTTTAAGTTACCATTACCAATAATATTGATATCGCTGAATGTCACATTACCTGTATTAGCACCGCCGCCACCAATTGATACTTGAGTACCGTTGGCATAGTTGACTTGGAATGTATTGGCTGGTAGTGTTAAGTTACCATCTGCGCCAAAAATCCATTGATTTGTTCCGGTAGACAAAGATATTGTGCCAGGTGTAGTTGGTCCGGCACCGCTGTATATTTCAACATTACCTCCGATGTATGGTCCCGTAGCATTTCCACCTCTTAGTACAAGGTCTCCACCTACTTCTCCCCAACTTTGATTACCTATGTTGGAACCTGCATCACCGGCAGTGATGGTTAGATCGCCACCTGCTCCAGCATTAAGACTTGATGCAGCAATGCCGCCTGTGCCAGCACTAATTGTTAACGGATCTCCGGCTGTACCGGCGGTGCCGGGAGACACCGCATTGGCGCCGTTGACAGTCTTTAAAATATTGTTAGGAAATGTTGTTGTACCATCTGCACCGAAGGCCCACCAGCCACTAAAATTAGCAACAACCTCGTTTTCGTTCATGCCAATGTAAAGACCAAGCCGGTTTATATACATTACATTACGAAGGACAGTATTATCATAAAAATTGACAGCAGGATCATCTGCATCCATCCAGTCTAATTCTGGTCCACCATGCGTACCATCACTACCATATGCTAATAGTGTTGGAAATCCGTTAGCAGATTGTATAACACCAATTGATGGGTTTGTTGAATTTGGAGGCAACGATAATGTACCGTCATTACCAAACTGCCATGTGCCGCCGGTTATGCCAGGTTTAGAAAAACTGTACGGAGCGTTCAAATTGGGTTCTTCCGAAGTCCAAGATGTTGTTATTGTCCATTCAGGGTTAGTGCCAGTTATAGCAGTTACTTGGTATGTGGCTCCGCTTCCATCAGTTATATTATCACCAATACTAACTATAGTATCTAGATCATTAAGTGAAATCTGGACATCAGCGCCACCACCATTGAACCCTGTTATACCATATATATAATATGGACCAGTCTCTATGTTTATACTGCCATTAGAAACTATCGGACCTTCAAATGGCAGTGTTAAACTACCATCTTGTCCAAATTTCCAAAGCGTATCGGAGTAGCTTCCTTCAGCGATATAACTAGTAAATGTTAAACTTATTCCAGTATCATCTAAAAATGCTGTACTACGACTAATATTGCCTATTGATGTGGCACCTGGTCTATCCCATGATAGTCTTGTAGAATCACCTTGACTAACTATGCTTATGCCGTTTGCGGAGTAAATGTCGTAATAGTCGCCCTGAAATCCGCCGCCCGGCAATGTCAATGTACCCTCTGTTTCAAAAGTCCAGATATTTCCATTCGCTATAACATTAATATTGTCAGTTGACTCAATGTTACCACCGCCACCCGAAGTCAACGATATCGTATTAGCTGCAACTATATTAGCACCAGTAATATTGCCATTGCCTGTAAATTGCAATGCATTATTGGCATTACTAATTCTCATAAATTCATTTATTAGTTCAAACCCACCTGTACCAAATATAATATCATTTACTGTACCGTTTTCGCCAGTTGATATTATTAAGTTGCCGCCGCGGCCTCCCGGTGATTGACCATCAAAGAATGATTGGACGAAAAGATAGCCATCACCTGGTCCAATGAAAGTAAAGTTAGGATCGGCATAACCTGAACTAGTGAAGCCCATATCGATCCACCCACCCATATCACTACCACGATGCCCGTACGCTACCCAGTCAGCAGAACCAATATCTGAAACATTAACAATTGCTGCCTGCACATATGCTATATCAGTTGAACTAATAAGTAATGTAGAACCACCTATATCATCTAACACATCAGCACCCGGACCAACAAATAAATTGGTTCCAGTAATCGTTACATTGCCTGGTAAAGATACATTACCAGCTGAATCAAAATTCCATGCGTGAGTTCCGTTACTAGTTATAACAACATTGCCATTTGCATTTGCAATGTTTATATTACTATTGCCATTAGCAATACTTGATTGAATGTTACCTAATGATACTGGTGTACCGTTAGCATAGTTGACTGCAAATGTATTAGCCGGCAATGTTAGATTACCATCATCGCCAAATCTCCAAGTTTTGTCAGTGTTGGCATTGTCAGTCACAATGGCAAAGTTAGCTGCGGAAGTTACGCTGAAGAAATCATTTAGACTTGGTGCCGCACTAGGGTCACCGGAGAAATCAATGTTTCCTGCTACTGTTAATATATTTGAAGTGTTATCAAAAGTAAATCCTGCTGCACCTCCAAAATCACCGGCATTGTTGAACTGAACTTGAGTATTACTTCCACCGACTACACCGTTACCATTGCCACCACCTGATACCCAAGCAAGATTGCCAGTGCCATCTGTTTGTAGTATATACCCATTGACACCACCCGATACATTGAAAGTATTAATGTTCAGTGTACCTAAACGAGTGATGTTGGCTTGGTTTGAATTTACTACTGTATACGCTAGATTAGCTAAAGCTGCAGGTACAAAGTTTGCAGTACCGGCTCCTGCTAAGATTAAATTGCCAGTGATTTGTAAATTAGCTTTTTGTGTAGTTGGCACCCCTGCCATATTAACCACAGGTATTAGTGTGCTTGGGGCTATATTATTACCTATATTTGGTAATTGTGTTATTTTAATTGCTATGTTTGACGTTGCCATTTATTATTCCCTTATTATGCAAACACTACACCGTTTTGACCGACACAATACCACTTGCTATTAATGTACTGTAATGTACAGCCGTCGCCAATGTCGTTAAATGTAATTGTTCCTGTGCCTGATGTTTTCCATCCTGCATTGGTAACTGTGATAACCATATCACCACCGTCTGCAACCATCATAAATGTTTTGATTTGCCCTGTACTTCCGGCTGCTAGTGTAGCTGTACTTACTACTATAGTAGTAAAATAAGTAGCAACTGTTGATAGACTAGCAGCACCACCGTTGACTAAATTATCACTGCTACTTAATAATAGTTTACCTGTAACGGTGACATTTGCCGGCAACTCAACACTAATAGTACCAACTGTTGTTATTGGGCTGTTTGATACAACCAAAGAACTACTAGACACTCCAACACTAGTTACAGTACCACTGGCTGTCGTAGTAGATATAGTTACGTTCCCGTTGCTACCACTCAAGTTAATACCTGTACCTGCACTTAATCGTGTAACACCCGTATTAAGTATAGTAATATTACCCGCTGTGGTTATAGGACTACCGGATAATTGTATGCCAACACCTGAAGTGATCATTCCTACACTAGTAACAGTGCCCACTGATGCAGCATTGGCAATAGCAGTGACTCTACCATATTGATCAACTGTCATTGCAGGATATGTATATGATCCTGCAGTTGCTCCGGAATTAGCTAAGTCAATACTTATTGTGCCGGCGCTAACGATGGGGCTATTAGAAACAACTAATCTTGCACTTGATACCGGAAGTAATCCTACACTAGTGACTGTTCCTCCACTTCCGTTGCCTCCACCTGATGAACTTATTGTGATGTTTCCGGTAGTCCCGGACAATGTAACACCAGTTCCAGCAGTTAAACTGGTTACCCCGATGTTTGTTATAGTTATCGTATTTGTATTTGCATCTGCACTAGTAAGTATTCCGTTACCACCAATGAATGTATTGTATGGACTAGCACATGCAAATAATGTATTGAAATTAGTTACTGTTTTGGTAAACGCGGTGTATAGAGAATCGCTATTAGCCGATTCATTGGGTAACCCTATACCTATAGCTTGTATTCCTGAAATTGCCATGATTTAATCCTTATTATGTATTTATCAATAGGGATCAAATCAGCCTTACCCTGGACTAAAGCTACTCCCGCATCCACATGCGGTTACCGCAGCAGGATTTTTAATCACAAATTGACTACCGGATAAATCATCTTTGTAGTCAATAGTTGATCCAGAAACATATTGCATAGACATTGCATCTACTAATACACTGGAAGTACTGAATGGGATTTCAAAATCATCTTCGTTCATAACTTCATCTAGGCTGAATCCATAACTCATTCCCGAACAGCCACCTCCCTGTACAAACATGCGTAGTCGCATTGCAGGGTTGTTTTCTTCTGCTAAAATGTCTGTTATCTTTGTTTGTGCTGCTTCTGTTACTGTTAACATTTTTATTCCTTAATTTCTGTTTTCGTTGTCTTGTCAAAATCACTTAAACTACTGATTATTTCAAGGTCTGTTATATCTATAAATCCACTATCAATGCGATTCAAACTAGCTACTGAAATCATCCCCAACGATAGTTTATTATCGTATAGAAATCCCAAACTTTTAAAAAAATCTTTTTTATTATTATACCCTAGCTTAAACCACTCTATTCTTCTGTCATACTCTTTGTCACTTATTGTGGGAGCAAATTTAACTTGAAAATCAGCACTATAATGACGTTGAGGTCTAATATTACTAGTTCCCATATGTGAATCGTTATCGTGTATAAAATTAAGAATAGTTTTTCCAACTTCACAATAATTAACGTATACCTTGCCAAATGCCCATTTCATTGTAAAATGTTCGTAATCTTCATCTATTAACTCATGCCTAACTCTGCCCTTGAATGTAACAACTAACCTAGATTCAGGGTGATTGTTATTTAACAACTCATTGTATATGCAACTTTCAAATTCATGTATCATTATATTAAATCTATTAATTGCTTCTTGCACTTCATGGGGTGCATTTTTATAAAACTCGGGGGGATTTTCAATTGGTCCTCTAATATCTTCAAAAAACTTATGTAGAATATTAAATGAATTTTGATTTACTTGAACTAGTGTTAAAAAGAATGGAATTATGTTTGGAGAATAGTCATTCACTATTTTCATTTGTGTATTCAACTCATTGATGTAATAGGTTTTATCCTTTTTATTGTTAGGCCAGTTTATAAATCTATCATTCTCGTAGATTGTGTAATTTTTGCCAACTTCAATTGCCCATTTTTGTGCAATGTTAGTTTCAAAGATGTCAAAGTATAACTTTTTATCGGTAAATCCGTTTGTTAAAGTTAATACTAATTGTGACATACTACTGATATTTATTCAATATCGTGTGTGGTGCTATTTTAAGTAAAATAGGGGTCTACAATAACTAGTGTACCATCTTTTCGTTGCATAACATTCTCAGTATGTAAGTCCCACCTTAATCCACTTTCAAGACCAAGCCGATATAGTCTACTCATTGTTTGATACAATATTCCATATTGTTTATTAATCAATGGATCTGCTAATTTTTCAGTAACTGATTGAGGCATATTAGCCATACTAGGTTCAAGTTCCCAAGTCTCTGGTTTCTTCATCCTATTAACGACAGTATTCCAAGGTGCTCCGCCCTTGGCTTCGTCACTGAGCAACCACACCATTGCCTCTTCAAAACTATTATTCGGTATGGACTGTAGTCTCTCCATTGCAATTTGTCTATAGGGAACACCATTGAGTTTAAATACAGTATGATGTTCTCCACCAATAGCTATGAATTTTGGCAAGTTAGGTGACTCCGGATGATCTTTACAGAAGTTGTAAAACGCCAAAAATCCCCGTTCAGCATCTTGTGCTGGTCCGGGAACTGCTCTAGATGGCATTAAAATTTTAACCACTGACCCTTCATCCTTTGCCCAAACAGTTGCATCTTGACCAGAACCTAACATGGTATATTTAAGTTGCTTCAATCTATCAAAAATCTGCCGGCTATTGTCAGTTTGAGTTTCATATTCATTTAGTGTTTCCTCCGCATCGTCTTGTTCTAATTCTGCTTCGTCAACCGGACTCTTTGTTGCCCAAAAAGTTTTCCCCAATGCAGTTTGTTTGCTGCTCGGTAAAATATCATTTCCTAATTCTTTAGCAAATTTATACATAGCAGTAGCTATCCCACGCCTTCTATGTTTGTTATCAACATGCAAATCAAGAGCCTCGATATGATCATCTTTAATTTCAAAATTAACCCAACTCACTTGGTTCTTTCCAACAAATGTTTTTATAGTAAATTGTTCACTGGGTTCATTGAATTTTTGATGCAGAAGAAATCTCCCGGGTGTGGCTACCATTGTATATTTGCCAAAAGTTTTTACTTTTTCAAACCCACGCTTGAAAATATCTGGGTTAACTTTTTCAACGACCGTTTCGTCATTATCACTTTGCTCTAAATCTGCTAAATCAACATAATTGATAGGCACCCCCTTAATTGCAGCAGCTAACGCACGATGATTACCATCAATAATTCTGTTATCTGCCACTACAATAACTTTACTTGCTAGTGCTGGATCATTAGTATATGATTGTACAATTGCTTGTTGGTCATCATCCAACATATCAGTTATTTCATCAATATGTTCTACCCGATATTGACCAAGCAATGTAATCATTACTTTATGTCTTTGTAATGTTTGAATAGTTAATGGTTTATCAAACTCATGCGGAGATACATAGTCCCAAAATTCTTCATCACGATCTGGATAGTTACCTCCGTATAGTTGAGCTAGAGTAGTAGAGTTAGCCCCATCTTCTTTCATTAGATGCTGTGCATCACCTGACTTCTCCCATGCTGCCCACATTGCCTTCCCGTCAGGCGATTGCTCTCTACTGGGACGAACATCATTGCCTAACATTTTGGCGTATGCGTACATTGTACTAGCAACATCAAACTTTCTATACTTTTCAGCTACCCATGTGTTATCGCTTTCCAAATGACCGTCACCGCTATCTTGATGTATCTTAAACAAAGCATGAGCAATGCGAGTATATCTATTAAAAACATTTACTCGTAACAAAATTCCACCATCGTCGCTTTCGCCAGCCTCTGCCGTGTAAGTAAAATTGCCGATTTCTTGAGTATCTGTAAATCTTAGATCACGGATATCTGGATTAATTTCCTCGTTTATGAATTCTTTTGCTCTCATTAGTTGGCTCTTTCCGGATCATACATCGGGTGATCTTGATTATATTGCTGTCTTACTCTCACAGGAACATTGTATTGAGTTTTTTGATAACCTAGTTCTTGTTTAACTTCTGTTCTTGGGTCACGCAATATAGCATCCCATGTTGCTTTCATTTTGGGATCCTTAAACCAATTATTCTGCATCAATTTATCATTGACCGATACATCATAATGCTGATCCGGATCATCACCAGGTTTGTAGCTATAGCGATACATGGGATGCTCACCAGGCGGGGTTGGCTTTATGGTGCGCTTTTTAGGCAACCATATTTGAATCTTTTTCACATATTTTCTAAATGGTTTCAATCCACCTTTGATCAATGTTTCAAATCTATCTGTGTCTAGGGAATCGTCTCGGCGTTGAAATTCGTCTCTGGCATCTTCGGGTGGTTCACCTTTGAACCAATCAGTGCCGGGCATTCTTTTGCGTCCTATGTCTCTACGCAACAAATCTTGGTCTAATGTGAATATTACACCACCGCTATCAAAGTTTTTCAAGTACCCAAGTGCATAGTTATAATTGCGGGTAGTGCTGACATCCTTACCTAATCCCATTTTATCATTATGCCACATTTGTAGCATACTAGGTATGCTAGTAGCATGATATAAATCGGCTGCTTGCAATTCGTTTAGAAATTCTTTTGCTCTCATTACATTACAAAAATTTGCCCCACTGAACTTGATAATACATCATCAAACATATATTTCATATCGTTTGCTAGTGTTTGGGTAGCCTCTGCCCTTTCGCCTTCATCACGATATTCAGGTTTGATGTTCATATACTTACTAGAATTGCCCCAGTTCTTACGGCCATAACCCAAGTTGCCTGGTAATGGGTTGAATGAAACAGTACCAGTACCTAAATACTGTGCAAAAAGTTCGTATAGAAATTCATATGGTCGTTTGATTTCACCACCGCGACTACTACGCTGTGTGCCAATTGCATTAAATAGTGCGTTGTATTCAGGTGTTAGGTCCCATTTAATAGCAGTGCTATAGGTAGTTGCCCCGCGATATACTTTACCGTAATATTCTTCTAACATAGTATTGACTGCTGTAAAGAAATGTTTTTCTGCTTCTGCCCATGTACTCCATTGACTTTTTCCACGAGTACCGGCTTGAATAGCATGACCAAATCTATGTGCCATGATCCATGGTGTCATCATCACTTTACTATCACCACTGTTACCAACAAAAACCACAGTGATTGCATCTTCGCTGCCATCTATAATCGGTTGTGCTTGTTCGCCAAACATCTGTTGAAGTTGTTGTGCATTGACAGGGCCAGTCTCCTTGTACTTACCTGTGCCAGGAATATTACTAAAGAACAATCTAAAATCGTATGGAGTTCTCTCAAAGAACTTTGCTGTCTTTAATTGATTTTTAGGATGCGGTACTAATCGCTTGTCAACACCTCTGAATGGCCCCGGTTTATCAAAGTCACCCATTGGGGTGAATTGTTTAAGTGCCATCTCATCGACGGTGTTCTCTGATATAAAGTCATTTGCTCTCATTATAGTCCAATCTTGCCCGGATACATTGGGCCAGTTTCAATTTGTTCACCACCATCAAAGTACTTTATCTCAATGGGCATGGTCTGCCAGTTTAATCTATCAGCAGCCATGATACGATGATTACCTTCGTTGACCCAGGCTTCGCCATTGTAAGCTACCATGATGTATGGTAAGTATTCATTATCTGTACTAGATGACATAGGTGGCAATTTACCAGTCTTTTCCATGTAATCCATTAACCACGACAAGTCATCTTTACGAACCTTGAGTTGTTCATTACGCAACCCCGGCAATGAAGACAAAACCTTTACACTTACACGAGGTGGTGTTCCTTTAACATAAGCGGTAGTACTACCAAAATGCGGTGCACCAAAACTGTCACGACCTTTGCGTTGAGCATATTCTATTTTACCTTGTAACCAATCCTCATTGGGAACATCTATCCTCAGGGTACCTTCAGTGATGAATTCATTTGATCTCATTATACTATTTATAGGGTTTGGCCCACCTGGTATTGATCACATTCCAGTTTATGATCTTCCACTGTTCGGTTAAATACTTTTTCTTGTCTGAACCGTAGTCCAATATCCAGGCGTGTTCCCATCGGTCAACTAATAACAATATATCATCGCGTACTTCATGGTTCTTGATCGTTTTAATCTTACCATCAGTCGCTAAGTATACCCAACCCGATCCTTCTAACTTCATAAATTCAGTTTCAAATTCAGACTTCATGTTATCATAATCACCATAGTGCTTATTGATGAATCCAAACATAGGGCCGTTGGGTTTGTTATTGTTTCTTACTTCACGGAATTGAGGGAATAAGGTGTTATGCAAAAAAGCACCTGCATAGTTGAAATCTCTGTCACCCTCTTTTTTGTTGTAGCGTTCAGCGTAACCGTGGGCTAGTTTCCCGTAGTGTAGATCCAATGTATCTTTGGATAGAACGGGACTAACTTCAGCCGGAGTGAAGTTTAGTGGTATAATTTCTATGTCTTGCGGTTTACTCTTTTCCTCAAGTAACTGGATTAAATGTCGCATAATATGTATTTATGCGTTGTCGTCTTAAAGACGCCTAATTATTCTTCCCTTAGACAAATCATAAGGTGAAAATTCTACTGAAACTGTATCACCTAGTAATATTTTAATATCGTTCTTACGCATACGACCACTGATGTAACCAGTAACTACATTACTTAGATTCATCTGTACTTTGAACATGGCATTGGGTAATACATCAATTACCTTGCCATCCATCTTAATTCCTTCTTCTTTCATTTAGTTTATTAAACTCCTTTTAATTATCTACGCATCCGTGCAATATCAATTGCATCTTGGTCACAGAACACCGGTACTGCGTTGCTCTTGTGAAGTTGACCAACCCCTAACATCTTCGTCCCTGTATATTTTGGTGATGGTTTGCTAGATACAGGACCAGAATGCCCGGTATCTAAACTCTTAATGTGATGTGTGTTTGTACGACCTACTGGGGTACTAAGTGAATAGATCAATGGTTCTGCTGCCATTGCTCGTTTTTGTTTCTTTAGCCCCTGCTCAACACCCCATTTTTTCTGTAGGGTGTGCCAGTCAGATGCTAGTTCACGGTGTTTCTGTGCTTCCTCAGCATTGCGAAACTTGACTTTACCTTTGCTTTTGCCGCCCATTGATAATGCGGGGTGCATCATGTGCATAGTCATATAGATAGAAACATAGTTAATATGACTGTAGTATAGCAGAAATGGGATTTATTGTCAATCATTATCGCTTTAGTATTGACCAAATCTGTTCTTTTTCAATGATTTCAGCTTCTAATTCCATATACGCTTTACGCAATCCACGCAAGTTTTCCCATTTTTCTTCTAGTCTTTCATTGGGATGTAGTATCGCTAATCGTTCTTCAATCTTAGTCAATGACTCATTTAGACTTTTACCTTTAATTTTAATATCACCTTCAAACTCAGCATCACCTTTAACTTGCATTACTCCCGTGCCGGTCGTACCGGGGTTAATAGTAAGTGAATCCATCCAATAAGGTGCGGCAGTTGTGTTAGTAGTAAAAACTAATCCAGCACCATTAGGTGAAGTGTAAGTACCTAAAGTATCAGTGGCAGTTGATTGTTGAATTTTGTAGGTCATGTTTTCTTTAATATGTAACGGCCAGCCTCATCAAACCCAATTTCAATGTTGTCTCCCTCTTTCCAACCCATTTTATCTAATAATGCCTGTGGAATAGGTAATAGTAAATCATCTTCACTATCAGGGCTTGGTTGCGTTATTACTTCATAACGCATTTTTTCTTGTCCGGGATTAGGTTTAGCCATACATTAGTATACTATATTAGTATAAGGATACTCAAGTTTTATGGATATACGGACCATAAATCTTTTCAAGTTCATGGATAGTTTGGGCAGTATTAGCATCTTCATGCTTAACTGCGATACCACCTGCATTGCTCCATGCTTCTAAATACTTACCAAAATCATCTACCAAAACATTTGGTTCACCATCTTGTGTGGCGTACTTGAACTTTCCACTTGTGAAAATAGCTTCTCCACTTGTACCCGGATTATATTGATCTAACCAGTGTTTTTTACCTTCAATGCTGCTTTTATTAAACGGGCCCCGTAACGGAGCAGACAACACGGTATAAGGAATTTTATTATCTTTCAGCCACATGATAATACGCATTCCACCAGTCAATGGCTTCAAGTCTTTGAAAAATTGATAAACTTGTTCTGGACTAGAATTTGCTAATTCGTTGATAGCTTCTTCCGGATTTGGGATTGCTTTATAAGTTGAAACATTGTGTTTTTGTGCCCATGCTCCAAAAAAATCCGCTTGTACACCGTCCATATCTAGATACAAATGTGGCATTTTCGCTTCAGCCGTATCTTCTAATAATTCTCTTATTTGCATCATAATATTTATCTGTAATTGAGTTTAGACTATTTTAACACTAAATACATGATATGTAACATAATAAGGAAAAATGCATGGTATTAAGGTGAGTAAACCATAATATTTAACATAAATACAACTATGAAACAATTACTCACACTCCTAATATTGCTGTTCTCGGCACTTGTCTATGCACAATCTCCAACTTCAACAGTACCACTTTCCCCGGATATAGCCGCAATTAAGAAGAAAAATGTCTTGGTTGTAGCAATGACCAAAAAAGATAATCCTCCCTTCTTTAGTGGGGATGAAAAAAACATACGCGGACTAGATGTTGAAATTGCTCAACGCATAGGAGTATTACTTGGGGTGCCTGTGGAATTTCGCAGAGATGCAGAAAGTTTTGCCGATGTAGTTGAACAAGTTAGGTCTGGCGCCGCAGATGTTGCAGTAAGTAAACTGTCAATCACAGGTCCAAGACTACTTACAGTTCGCTTTAGTGATCCGTACATCAAACTCAAGCAAGCAATGATTATTAATCGCTTATGGCTAAGTCAAAATAGTCAAGGCCGAGAAGTGTATGAAGTGATTAGAACATTTAACGGCAAGATATCTTTCATCCGTAACAGTAGTTATGATACATTTGCCCGTGCAAATTTCCCCAAAGCAATATATACTCCCGAAGATAGTTGGGATACGATTGTCAATAATGTAACTAGCGGTGCAATTGCTGCTGGATATAGAGATGAGTTTGAAATTAAGAAAATCTCATTTGAAAAGCCTAATGCAGCAATTACTACAAAAACTGTAACTATTTCTGACTCTATTGATAATATTGCAGTTGCAGTAAATATTAACTCACCCCAACTACTAAGCATAGTAAACTATGTAATTAAAAATGATTACAGTAATATTGACACTAAAAAGTTAATGGACCGATACAAGGCTGAAAAGTCTCCTGTAAAGAAATAATTAGGAAATAAAATGAAATTTAATTTAAAAAACTTCTTATCTAGTCCATGGACTATTTTAGGATCAATTGTAATCGGAGTGTTGGCAGGAGTACATGCACCTGCATTAAGTATGAACTTTGAAAGTGTTGGTGGAATTTACATTAGCTTGCTTAAAGTTGTTGTAGTACCTTTCTTGCTTGCAACAATTTTAGTTGGAGTTGTTAGTCTTTTACAGAAAGAAGGCAGCGCCGCAATGATACGAAAGATTATCATAGGCTTCATTGCAAGTATGTTCATTGCCGCAGTGATAGGAGTTGGTACTGTTGCTGTTACCGGCAGTGAAATGACACCTGCAAAACAATCTCAACTTGGTGCAATTGTCAACGATAAAGATTCTGGTAGTGATCTAAACATCACTCTAACAGAACCCATGCCCAAGGCTCCACATATTGATCCAATACTGATGGCACAAAAGTTTATTCCGGAAAACATCTTTAACACCCTGGCTGCAGGTGAAAGTTTAAAGATTGTTATCTTTTGTTTGATATTTGGTATTGCACTGGGCAATATTAAAAGTTCTGGTCAAGAAATGCTGGTAGATGTATTGAAAAGTGTACAACAGGCCAGCATCAGTATCTTTAAGTTTTTAAACTACTTTCTACCGTTTGCTTTATTAGCAATGATCAGCAGTCAAGTTGGTAAAGTTGGAGTTGGCATATTCTTGACCATGGTTGAGTTTATCATGCAACAAGCAATTGGTGGATTCTTAATTATTGCACTAGGTACTGTTGTCATCTGGAAGCGTTCAGGTCTTAGCTTGATGACTGTTATTCGTGAAACCAAAGAAACACTAATTGTTGCGGTTAGCTCACGCAGTAGTTTAGCATGTATCCCATACGCACAAGAAGCATTGCATAAGTTGAAATTTGACAAAACAGGTGTTGAGTTAACTGTTCCGCTGAGTTTTACAGTTAATCGTATTGGTAGTATTGCGTATTATGCAATTGCCACAGTGTTTATTGCCAACATTTATGGGGCTCCAATGGGAGTAACCGGGTTGTTAGTTGTATTGTTTGGTAGTATTCTTGCTGGGCTAGCCAGTGCAGGTACAACAGGTATTCTTACAGTTGCTACCGTAGCAGTTGTTTGTGATTTATTAAAACTTCCAAGTGAAGCAGTATTGGTATTGTTGATTGCAGTTGATCCATTAATGGACATGATTCGTACAGCAAGCCATGTACACGGTAATGTGGCTGTGACTGCTTTCGTGTGTGATAAAGAGCCAGAATATGGACAAGATCAAAGAGTTACTGCTTAGTTTATTAAACTACATAGGTGAAAGTCCATTTCGCTTATTCACGGTTATTCTATTATGTGTACTGGGATTTGGCGGATGGATCATATACTCAGAAAAAGATGCGTTTATTGCTAGTTATCGGGCTCAACAGGCCATGCCAAAGATGAATGGTCGATATGAGGACGCACATAACTTTTTGCTGAAAAACACCACTGCTGAAATGGTGGCTATATTAGAAGTAAATACACTTTCAAATACAAGAAAAATAGCATTTTTATCTACCCGCGGCGCCGGTAGAGATAAAAATCACGATGGTGTTAATGTTGGGTTGTTCTCAAAAAATTATGATAACAACACCGATGTGATCAGTTTAATGTCGGGTAAAATTCCCTGTAGTTCATATCTCAAACCGCAAAGTTTGATTGGATTTGTATATCGTGATTATGGTGTGAATTTCATGTGCAGAATCAGTGTACCGGCTGAACCCGGTGTTTTCATTGGACAAATAAGTGTGGGTTGGAAAGAACCCCCAGACAACATAGAAGAAATTCAAACCGCTATGATGATTGCTTCTTCAATACTGTATAGTAAGAAATGATACTTCCTTCTATTATCAGTGTTGTGTTACTAGTGATACTAATATTGGTGTTAATATGAGCAAGCGGCTTGGTGTATTGGGTGGTATGGGGCCTGCTGCCTCAGCCGAATTTATGGTAAGACTGATTGCTCAAACTCCGGCAAAGCGTGACCAAGACCATATCCCTGCAATTCTTTGGAGCGACACCACAGTTCCAGACCGTAGTACAAGTATGCGAAATGGTGATGACAAACCGTTACCCTACCTGTTAGCGGGAATACAAGGATTAATATCAACCGGTTGTAATATAATTGTTATACCATGCAATACTGCACATTTTTGGTTTAACGAAATGGAAAAACAAGCATCGTGGCATGCTAAAATTTCTCATATTGTAGATAGTGTGGCAGATGCATTAAGGGACATAAAAGTTACTAATGCTAAAATAGGCGTCATGGGTACACAAGCAACTATTGAGTTGGGTATGTATCAGTACCGTCTAAATAAGTTAGGTTGGGATTGTATTGCACCGACTAAAGAAGAAATGGACACACTAGTACAGCCTGCCATTGATTTAATTAAAGCCAATCAGATTGCAGAAGCATATCCAATGTTAATGACTGTAATTCATAGTCTTATTGACAAAGGAGCAAAAGCAGTGGTATTAGGCTGCACTGAAATACCACTGTCTATTAAAGAAGATACAGTACAGGATACACCAATAATTAACAGCATTGACAGTTTAGTAAAGTCTGTTATTAAAGAATTCAAAAAGGGGAAACTAACATGAACTTATCATCGGTTATATTTGTAATCGCAGTATTTGCCTCAGGTGGTGTTTTTGCACAAGCAAAAAGTCCCGAAGAACTTGTGAATGTGAAAATAGCATGTTATGATACTGATATACTAATTAAAACATTACTTGACACACATAAAGAGTATCCCATACTTATGGGGATAACCGACGATAACGCAAATTCCACTATGGCAGTTTGGATAAACTTTAGAACTAAAACATGGACTATAGTTGCTACTAAGGAAAAGGTAAGCTGTGTTATTGTATCAGGTAAGGGAATAGAATTAGTTCCATATAAAAAGGAACCAATGATTTGAAGAAAACTGTACTATTTTTGCTATTAGCCGCATCCCAATGTGTAACTTATGCACAATCCAATTTAACGGCTCAAGCATGGTTGATTGCAGATGCTAATGGTGCAATACTTGAGGGTGTGCATACCACTGAGGTTAGGGCTATTGCTAGTATAACTAAATTAATGACAAGTATGGTTGTATTAGATAGTGGGCAATCATTAACTGAAACAATTCCCAAGAAACTTTACAATAGAAACTTCACCAGACAAGAATTATTCAATTTAGCAATTGTTAAATCAGACAACAATGCTGCTAGAATGTTATGCGAATACTATCCTGGTGGAGTTAAAAAATGTGTTGAAGCAATGAATACAAAAGCTAGTTCATTGGCTATGAATAATAGCCGGTTTACTGACCCAACTGGGTTGTTTAACACCAATGTAAGTACCGCAGAAGATTTAGTTAAATTAGTAATGGCTGCAAAGAATTACCCAATCATCACTAATGCAAGTAATACATCAATCATTAAATGGAAAATCAATAAGAAGAAATCTGCGGTCTTTCACAATACTAACAGGCTAGTGGGCAAAGGTGTTGATTTTATAGTAAGTAAAACAGGATGGATAACTGCCAGTGGCGGATGTATTGTTATGATGTTACAGGGTGAGCAGGGTATTAGAACTGTAATCCTATTAGGTAGCAAGAATACACAGACACGCATCCCAGAAGCGTATATGTTATCTAAGCTACATTAATTCCGCTTGGGTGTGTAATCTACTCCTGCAATGGGAGTAAAGTCTTTGGTTAGATTGTTTACCATATCTTCACCGTACTTCAATGTAAGCATACTGAAGTTTTGATCATTGCTGTCTTTTTGCAGACCAATCATAAAATATTGATACCAGCGGATTTTAGAATTGGCAAACTTCTTAACAATATTGTCTTTTTCAATATCATCAAAATTATTATTTTCACGGTAAAAAGTATAATATTTCATTGTTTCCACAACACAAAAGCTGTGTAGTCTCGTTCTTTTTCAAAGTAAAATTCATACATGCCACCATCACGCCCTGCAGGTATCAAGCAAGTATAACCCCATTCACCAATACAGTTTCTCTCTAACCAACTAGTCATTGGTCTTAATTTGCCATAATCAATAATGATTTCAGACTTAAGATTTGTGTTTAGTAACAACTACACCACTCTTTTCTAGGAATTCAATTCCAGCTGGATCTCTATAAGTATTGCGATAGTACAGACTATTGATACCACTTTGATAAATCAACTTAGCGCAATTGATACATGGTGCATGAGTACAAAACATTGTTGCACCCTCGCTAGATTCTGTGCTTGCGGACACTTTCATTAGGGCGTTACTTTCTGAATGGAGGACCTCTGGTTTAGTTTTCAACCGATATCGTCTGGCATATCCCAAGTCAGGCTCTATATCATCTTCAACAAAAGGCCATTGTTCATTAATTTCTTCAGGGGCTTGCCATCCACCAGCATCACCACTCATGTATTCAACACTTTCACAATTGTTATCCCATCCACTTGGCATGCCATTAAATCCACTTGCAAGGATTTTGTTACCCTTGACAATTACTGATCCAACTTGTAGGCGTTTAGCATAACTCAATGTACTAGTGAGTTCTGCTATCTGCATGTAATAATTTACAAATTTTTGCTTCATTTTAGGTAGAATGTTTTAATATGTTCTCTTGCTGAATTGTTTCCTAATATACTTAGTATATAATTCGTCTGCCCATATTTTTCACAAAATGCTGGTCCTAATTTAGTATCACCCTTAATTTCTTCAAACAGAAACTCTTTGCAAAAATCTTCAAATTCTTGTTTGGTAATAGTAAAACTTTTCTTACTTTTACCCGGTGTCCACATCTGTAATTGTTTTGCCATGTTACTAAACATACTAATTCCACAAACTACGAAAATACTTGCCGAACAACTCTAATCCTTCTTGGATGCGTTCGTCATGTTTCAAATGCCCAACACCATCGTACCAATGCTCTGCGGGATTCCTATCTACCATTTGATATGTAGCTTCTACTTTACCTGTAATTGGAGATTGTTTATTAAGATATATTTTGTCACTTTTGATCCAGTTGTACTCGGCATCACCATGATGATATTGATCAGTATAATCATCCTTGAGTATTTGCTCAAACGACCAAATCATTTTTTCTAAGATTTCATCCCATCGTTCTGTGCCAACTTTCCATGATTCGTCATGGGTTTCTTGGTAGAAATCAAAACTACCTTGCACCCCAAATGCTTCGCCACCAACCTCACCAAACTCAACGGGTACACCGTTCTTAGTTGCTTTAAGTTGAAGCAATGCTGGATAGATGATTAGTGCTAGTGTACAGTCTAAATTCCAAGTGTCGTAGTTATCAATCTGTACTTTGATCTTTCTAGTACCACTAGAGTTCTTTGGGAATTTACCAATATTTATTTTCATGTGTTAACACTCTATATCTACATTTTGTCCCTTACTCCTACCTAAACGCCGATTTGCTTCAGTCCTTAGTTCTTGATTTCTAGTATCTATGCCCTTGATTATTTTTTTAGTATCTTCAACTATTTTTCTATACCGTTCTTCCTCGTGCGTTCTTATTACTGCTGCTCGTTGTAACTCAACCAGTTGTTGATGATTAATCCCTTGTACTTTCATATTGAAGTTTTAACCTTTCCATCGTCAAACCATACTACTTCTTTATTGTAACTGACCACTGCAACTTTGCTGTTTTCTTTCGCAAGTTGTGCAAGTTCATCTAGTGTTTTACCTTGGGCTATAAAGCTATTGGTTTCATGTTCGTAAAGATATAGAACCTCATTGCTATTCTCCACAAAATATTTCTTTACTGCAATTACTCCTGCGTTTTCCTCTGCTTCAATATCTATGCCTGCTTCTTTTAGTTTGATACGCAGGTGATAATAGATAATTTTAGCCATTATAAACATTCCCAATATGAATGCCAAGACGAGGGCCAGAAAAGATGAAATATAATCCATACTATTATTTATTAATAGTTAAGTTAGACCATTTTTTCAGCTTCTCAAATTTTTGTTTCTTTGCTAAACTGATCCCAGTTTGAGTAACTCCAATCTTCATATCAACTAGCAATTCAACCATGGCAAACAGATCACCAATTTCTTCTTCAAGCATATTAAGATTGGTTTTATCTTTACCTGGCTTCATTTGGTCAGGTCCAAACCGCATACACTTACTAACAGCTTGTGTTACTTCTGCACATTCTTCTTGCAGGATTAACATGATTTCTTTTAATTCATTATTCATTCTTCAACTCCGAAATGATTTTTAACACTATCTCTAATCCGGTGCATAGTATCTATCTCCATATAATCAACTGGAGTTTCAAGTATAACCTTGGCACATTCTGCCACAATCAACTGAGCGAACTTTTCATCCCTGGTGTCATACCAATCTGCATTGGCATCGGTATCGCAAATATCATTGGCATATTTGTCAGCCTGTATAACAAGTTCTTTAATTTGTTTGTTCATTCTTCAACTCCGAAATGATGTTTAATTTGATGTCCTGGGTCTGCCCATCCACCATCGGCAACCTTAGCACATTCCTGAACAATCAACTGGGCGAACTTTTCTTTATTAAACTTATAGTGTTGAACTACTGTTTGATTGTAGGAATCAAAAGTTTGGTAATCAAGTTCATCAGCCTGCTGGGCAAGTTGATTAATTCGTTCATTCATTCTTACCACCCTATATTTTTTGATGCTTGAACATGATCTACTTGTTCTCGTTTTTCAAACATTATTTTGCTGTAATATTTGCCTGTTTCTCCTTGAAACATAGAATCTCCTATAGCAGCAAACCGCCATCTGGCCAATAATTGTTCGTAAGTGGCATTGTCAATCCACTGTTTGATTTGTTCGTTCATATCAAGGTTCCAATAACATTCGTATTGTAATCAGTATCATACACCCCGTAATGATCCAGGCTTGTGTCTCTGCCATTCTTCAACTCCGAAAAGTTCTGTACCTGCCGCAACATGTCCGCTAGTAACTGCTTTACCGTTGCGTATAACCATTTCATTCCACATGCCTAATTCAAAGTTCCAACGAATGTATTGTTGATTAGGCAACTCGTACCATTTTCCGTCTCGGGGAGTATCGGCAAATTTTACTCTAGTTTCAACTTCGTTCATTCTTCAACTCCGAAATGTTGTTTGATCTTGCCGACATAGGTTGAAGCAGGTTCACGATGATTTACTGCATTCTCTACAACACCTGCACATTCCTGTACAATCAACTCGGCGAACTTTTCTACCACTTCTGGGTCACAGTTTTGATTGTTATATCCAATTCGGGCGTGCCACCAAAGGTCTTCAATTCGTTCGTTCATTTTATACTCCAAACCGTTTGATAATTGTATTAAGTGCAGTGATGGCTACACTGTCACCTACAACATCATCAGGGTGCAGCCAAATACCGTCTGGGTTATCTTCCGTTAGTGGGTTCTTACGCCAAGCGGCGAGTTCTTTTGTAAGATAGCTCTTGTACTCTTTTAATGTCAGCAGTGTAATACGATCTGCTGTTTCACCGTCTAGGGTGATTGGTCCGATTCGTTTATTCATTCTTCAACCCATGTTATCTTGTGGATGATCATCTTTTGGCTGTGTATCTAAATATTGAAAGAATTTAACAAGACAATACACCCCAACAATTAACTGAAACAATTCAACAATCATGTGTTACTCCCTGAAATGTTCTATCACTGCATCAGCAACATCAAGATAAGTGTTCTGCGGTAAATTATTGGCCACAACCTGCATTGTTTCTTTGACAATTAATTGGGCAAACTTTTCTAAATCACGATTAGCTGATTCAGGAAAATCAATTGGGTTATCAGTGTTGGTATAGTGCGGCTGCTGTGTCTTCCACTCTAATCCAGCTTGCCGCGCAAGTTGTTTAATTCGTTCGTTCATTCTTTATGAAAGTCTGGTTTAGTAATAATCTCAATCGTAGTATTTTCTATTTTAGAAATATCTTGTTGAAACTTAGCTAGGACACTGGCACCATATCCGCTAGTTCCTTCATTTCCTTTATAACAGATGTAAAGACTTCCCGATATATTCGTATACTCAAATCTATCATCAAATTCTACTGTTTCGGTGATACCTGAACTAAGTTTCCAACTGTCACCACCTGTATATCCGCCATACCAATTACCAAATACTTTTTGTATTTTATCACCTTGGTGATTTATTTCAACAACAATCCATTTGTCTGGTTTATATGTACTCATGCTAATTCCTTCAAATACTTTTCATGTTGAACCCAATCCCCATTACACAAGAAACCCCAATCGCGTGATTGCGGTCCCATAAAGAATAATGTAGTAGCAGTACCGCCCGCTTTCAATTCAAGCCAATGATACTCGTTTGCTTTGCGATAGATCACGCTGCCTGGTCCGCGCCATTCTTGAAATTCAGTAATCACTTTACCTTCATAATTGAAAACAGGGGTATGCTCATAGTAGCCGCCTCTAAGAATGATGGTCATGTAATCCCAAGGATGATCATGCAAAATTGGGTCGTCACTCCGAACAATCTTGTGCAAGGTGACATTAAAGGGGAACCATTTGCGATCTTTGAGAAAGATATAATAACGATGTATATAATCTGCTCCAGTCCTACGATCTGGAATCAATCTATAGCGACCTAACTTATTCATTACATTATGAAAGAAACTCATTCAATACTCCCTTCGCTTATTATAGCACATAAATGATTTTAGTGCAAGTGAAAAAGGGTGCATAAAGCACCCTTTTCTTGCTTATCTCAAGTCTTGAGATTAGACTTGACTCATTGCCAAAGCACGATATCCAGCAGCTACCACACGACGGCTAGGACGACCTAGTTCGTACTTGGTAGTAACACGGCCTTTGCTATCTTTATGCTTATTTGCATATACAGCAAAACCAGCGAAACGCAAATCGCTAACTGTTGCGGTTGGGTTCTTTACGCCAAAACGTGCAGAAATTTGCTTTGCAGTCAATTTTTGACCGTCTTTGAGAGCCTCCAATACACGGGCTTGTTTAGTTAAAGTCATTTTATTTTCCTTATTAAATGATTCATTGTTCGTACAATGTGTAGCAATTATACGATATTTCTAACTAGGGTACAATATATATTGGGCAACGAATTGTAATTAGATTCCCAATATAATTTACTCATTCCCTGGTCCAAATAACTCCGTCAAATTTAGGCGGTAGATTGTCTAAGTCAAAATAAGCCAACTCAAATAAATCAGCAGCGGGATCATGTCCAGCATAGCCCCTAGGATTTGCAGCAACCAAAGTATCACCCATGTAATACATATGAGGATCATGTACATGGCCACATGTCCAGAGGACAATCTGAGGATGATCCAAAATGAATTCACTCAAATCACTGTGATAACCACCGTTCATCAAGTCTTGCCCAACATAACGAGGATGCGTACTCATTGAAGTAGGAGTATGATGTCCTACAATAACAACCTTGCTATCTTTTGTATCAGCCAATACTGTTTTGAAATAGCCAACTGTTTGGAGATGCCTAATCGCAGTATGTGCAGGCCGCAACTTAGTATAGCCAAGTTCATCATTACGAATGACTCTAAAATCATTCAGCATTCCACTCAATGCATGAAGCGTAAGTGGATCGCCCTTATTGCAGTCAGTCCATAGAGTTGCACCAATGAAGGTAACATCACCAATCACCTTAGTGTCTTGCTCAAGAAAATATACATTTGGAAACTTACTATATTCATCACGCAGATATTGGATACTTGCTTTCCAGTTGCCATGATAGAATTCGTGATTGCCTGCAACTACTACAACATGCGGGAATTGAAAACTAACTCGTTTAATAAACTCACGGAAACGCAATGCGGTTGCTTGTCTGCGACCCAAGTCAGCGAGATTTACATTACTATAAGGACCATAAGTCATTTCAGGATGATTGTGAAGGTCCTCGGCGATAAGGATATCACCGGACAGGATTAGTACATCTGCATTCTCTGTATTTTGAAGATTGATATCTTGGAACTCCAAGTGTAGTTTCACTAGAGGTCGGAAGCTAGTGCAATACGCAAACTTCCGACCTCTTTCTCTTTCTGGTTCATATTATGATCCTATTAATGTTAAAAAATTATTATAACACCTATTTTAATAAATGTCAAGTATTTGATAAATAAAAGTGTAGTTCGCGGCAGTGGAATGCCCAACTACTCTAACGCTAACAAGGAGCAATCAGCATGACTATTTATTACCTCTATGTAAAGACGCATAGAATAACCGGGTTAAATTATTTAGGATATACTTCCAAACTTGATCCACATAAATATCCAGGATCTGGAAAAAGATGGAATCTTCATTTGAAAAAACACGGATATTTATATGACACTAAAATCCTTAACCGATGTATTTCTAAATTAGCAATAAGAGCATGGGGGTTATTTTACAGTAGATTATGGTCTATAGTTAAAAGTAAAAAATGGGCTAATTTGAAGGAAGAAAACGGTGACGGTGGAGGATGCTTTGGTGAAGTCAATGGAATGTACCGTAAAACTCATACAGATGCAGTAAAGACTAAATTGGGGAAAGAAGCATCATTAAGATTTAAGGGTAAATCATATGAAGAACTTTATGGTAAAGATAAAGCCGATTTACTTAAAAAGAAACGATCAGATAACCTCAAGGGAAAAGACAATTCTTTTAAGAACAATCCTAGATTTGATAACAATGAATATACTTTTTTCAATGTAAAAACCGGAGAAATAATTAACTGCACCCGATGGGTATTAATACATAATTACGGTGTACGAGGGCCTGTAGCCAGTGGAATTATTAATCACGGCTCAGTCAGCAGTCAAGGTTGGTGTATTTTGTTTGTATAAATCACTGCATAGGGCTATTTTCATTTTGTTAACAATTCTATTAATTTCTTTTGGGTGATCACCTCGTGAACACTTTTTACTTCTTTGATTACCATTTCAATTTCAACGACTTCCCATTCCGATATTTTATGATTAAGAAGTTGGTCATTCATAACCAGTGTCAAGAATGTACGCAACTGACCAATCTTCTGAAAGATTCTTCCAGAGAAGGTATATGAATTATAACGCGGTGTTCCAGTCACATACCATTCTGGATTGTCTTTACTTCTAATCTTGTAATAAATCATGCTATCGCTACCAGATGTTTACACATGCCGCGAAAAACATACCCCGGGCAGCTACAGGTTTTTTCTTCAGTGTCAAGTGAATAGACCTGACCTTTGCTACCGGACACTTTGACTATTGTACTCTTTTCTTTGACCTTCTTAAAAGGATTTGGGTTAAGTGCTGCAAACTTACGACCACGCTTGTCAATTGTCAATGGTGTTTTTAGATAGAGTGGGGTAGTAGAACCCTGTCTAATATACGCAAGAACCTTGGTGCCATCAAGCAAGTATTTATGATTGGGCTGAACATCGCCCGACCATTCAGTTGTTTCTACTACGGCTTCCATTGTTAAACCCCAAAATGTTTTTTAATAGTTTTATCAATCCTACGCTGATACCGTTCGTCAGTAAATGTTTGCGGAAACAGTTCAGCACATTCTCGCACAATCAACTGAGCGAATTTTTCTACAAAATCTTTACTGTACGGAATAGTCACAGGATATCCATCTGGACTTTGGTGTGATGCTTGTTCAGCAAGTTGATTAATTCGTTCGTTCATTCTGCTTCTACCTTAGTCAATTGCTCACTCAATACATACAGTTGACCGGGCACCATATTATCAGTTTCATATGCAACACCAACATACCAAACACCATCCCGCATAATGTAGTAGTATTCGCAATCATACTCCTTGTCTAAGAATTCTGCATAAGATTGGTCCACAGTAAAGTCAACATCAGACTCACCGCGATCACGACCGTAGAAAGTACAGCTATCAGTGAGAGCATCAAAATCGTGCTTTTCTCCAATTTCAGCTTTGAGGGAACTCAAGGAACCAAGAGATACCAGACGATTTGCCTTAGCACTATCATAGTGTTCTTGCAGGATCTTGCCGTTGTTTGACAGATAACCGTCCCAATGACAGTAAACGCTTTTCAGCTTGTCACCATGCATAACACCAATTCGTGAACGAGTACTCATTTCTAATTCCTTTAATTAAATTTGACCAGTTGCAAACGCAAACTCTGCTTGATACCCATTAGGGAACCAGCCAAGGCACGCTGTGCCGTTTTCAGTTACAAAAACAGAGTCACCGCGCTGATTGATTCGCAATTTTAATACGCGGCCGTTGAACTTCATCGTGGCGCTTCTTTTGCCTTTCGCATATGTAGAATCAACTTGATTGCGAATCTCTTTACGAGCGTTAGCAAGTGTAGTGTCGAGAGTTGTATACTGCACCTTGAGGTCAGTAATCTGTTGACACAGGGCTTCTTGTGCAGCAAGCAATTTGTTGTAGTCTTTGAGATTTGTCATTTTTCAAGTCCTTTAATTAACTGTCTAAGAGTATATTATATACCCAAACTCATTTGTTGTCAACCTTTTACAGTGCTTCCAACTTAGCGATTTCAGCCTTCAATGCCTGAATTCGTTCAGCAACAACTTTAGCTTTGACAAGTGGAATCTGTTTCATTACATCATCAAAAAACTTGTTAAAAGTAACCCCTAGATTCTCGGCAGCAGGGCGCCATTCCCTTTGAGAAACCATACCTTGTGTCAGTTTGTCTTTAACTGCTTTTTCAGCATATTGATTGATTGCGTTTGTGTATTTTATTGTTGCCATTTTTAGTCCTTTAATTAACTGTCTAAGAGTATATTATATACCCAAAACCATTTATTGTCAAATTTATTTGCGTTTTGCCTTGGAATTTTTAATTTCCTCAGCACGCCGGAATGCGTTCAGATCATCATTAGTTAACCAACCAGAACCCCATCTTGGGCCTGCTCCTCCACCGACAGTCCACCGTGAGGGGTGCTTGAGCAGTTCGGGTTTCAGCTTGTCAATCGTCCACATTGGACGATTAGCAAGCCAATCAGCATTGCGGGCATTTGTTTCAGTTTGGCTTGTCATTTTAGTAGAATTCGTTTACGCACTGTCTAAGGATGCCGTACTCTCTTTACTTCTTAAACAATGTCTTTTCAAGATTGTCAATCATCTGTACTTGGCGAGCAATTTGAGCGTTCAACTTTGCTTCACGCGCCCGAGCAATCTCTCCGCGACCTGCTTCAAACTTTGCAAGTTCAAGTGCTTGCTCAAGTAGCGAAAACAGCACACCTGGATCTTGTGTTGCCAAAGCCCGTTGAATCAGTTGTTCTCTTGTTAACATCCTGCTGTCCTTTAATTAACTGTCTAAGAGTATATTATATACCCAAAATCATTTAATGTCAACCTTTTACGGCTTCATCATAAACGCAAAGTAATAGAAAAAAGGGCCAAACATTGTTACTGCAATGATGGCTGCTTGAAGTAGTTCAATTAAGTATTTCATGCTGTAAGTATATCACCGAAATCATTTATTGTCAACCGTTTTATGGACGCTTTTTCAGTACACTATCGGCCAAACCATATGCCACTGATTCGGCAGCACTCAGAAAATAGTCCCTTTCCATATCCTTAGCTAGTTCTTCATATGTTTTACCTACACTATTGTGGTCAACATAGATTTGTGTAAGACTCTTTTTCATAGCTAAAATTTCTTTAACTTGAATTTCCATATCAGTAGCTTGTCCACGTGCGCCGCCTGAGGGCTGATGAACCATGTGCCGAGCATTTGGTAACATATAACGCTTGCCCTTAGCACCTGCTTGTGCAAGTAAACTTCCCATTGAGCAGGCCTGACCCATAACAATAGTCATAATATCGGGTTTAATGAATTGCATACAATCATATATGGCCATGCCCGCCGTTACACTTCCACCGGGACTATTGATGTAGATAGAAATATCTTTATCTGCTTCACTTTCTAGGTAAAGCAATTGGGCAACAACTAGATTGGCCATTTGATCATGTACTTCACCTTCAAGCAAAATAACACGGTCACGCAACATGCGGCTGTATATATCATACGACCTTTCACCTTTACTTGTTTGTTCTAAAACCATTGGGACTAGTGACATAAGATTCCTTAAATAAAGTATTATTTTACAGCAATCTCAAGCAGAAGTCAACTAATTTTGGTTAGTTACTTATCCAATCTTTATTACGATACGGTTTACCATACATTGCATTTGGTAAATATCGTACAACTTTTTGTTTTACTCGTTTTATGATTGGATGTTCATGGTCATGATTAAATGCTTTTAGATACATTCTCCAACTATTATAATTTCTTTTCTTACCGTACTGATCCTCGTCAAGATATTTGATTACATGGTCAGTGCTGTTTCTAAAATTCCATAACAACTCACAAGCAATATTATATCCATATGCGTCAATCTCATCACTAGAACCCAAATATTCTTGTTCTTTACGCTGGCGAGTTCTTTGTGCAGTGCTATTATATGAGGGTAATCCGTTGAATTCTCTCCGGCGATATTGACGCATATGAATTATCTCATGCATTATGGTGTTTGATATAGTGCGACAAGTTCTAATAAAAATTTTATCAGTGATAGATATCAAATCAGTTTTGTTCTTGTACACCACTATTAATTCAATTGAGTTTTTGTTTTCTTTATCTAGCTGACTGTAGTAGGTGCCGCCAATCCAAGCACGGTTTCTGCCAACTTTACTATCTATTAATTTTTTTAATTTGACAGGTATCATATGTTTTATATGATTACCTAGCAGTCTATGAAACTTTTCCATAGACATTGGGATGTTAATTATCTTAGGATGCAATTTCCAAATATATTCAATTAATTCGTAGCGATTGATTGAAGACCAGTCAAAATTGCAAGTTGCCACGCTATATTCCTAATTATTTTCTCTTAGTGCGGGATCCAGTTTCTCTTGGCTTATTGACAGGATTAACAATATCTTTTGCAACTGTTGTTAATTCGTCTTTGCCTGCATTCTTTTCTCGTTTTGATCTGATAGTTGGGGTGCTAACTTCTTCATCATCCTTAGGCTTACCTGAACCCTTATCAATTTTGAATGTATAGTTACCTTTTATACCAGTGCTATAATATGTTTTACCTGAAGATAGATAAACGCCCTTAATACTTTCACCAGGGTAAACAGTATTGAATTCTTGTAAGGTCCATTTACCTTTGCCTTCACTTGCTTTAGTATAAACTTGTACCAACGCCCCGTTGTTTAATATATCAGCAGCGGCAGAACTAAATTTTGTCTTGTCGTTCACTTCTTTGGCTGCTTGGTGTGCAACCGCTGCCATCAAGTGATAGTATAAGTTTACATTCTCTGGATCATCTGTTCTGCGTTTTTGTGCTAATTTTAATAAATTTTCACTAAGACCCAATTGCTCTATATTTTCCATACTAACTGGACCAATCTTCTTAAATGCTCTAATCATTTCAGCATCATCAGGACTGATGACACCATACTGCATACCTAACATTAGTGGTGCACTTGCTTGTCCGGCAGATCGTATAAGTTTTATCAATGAAACTACTTCACTGTGTTTTTCTAAGAATTTTTTACCATCAGATGTTTCTTCTAGTTGATTGATTTGATCAACCAGATTCTTTATGCTGGCAGTAGCACCATTGCCACCTTTTGTGCTAATTAATACACTGTGACCATCACTCGTAGACAAAATGCTATCACTTAACCCTGCTGTCTTGCTATCATCAAAACTGATTAATGTTTTCTGAAATGACCCGCCCAAAAACTTAGCCGCTGCTTCACCGGCGTTACCCGTGTATTGACCTTTTTGCAATGCAATTGGCTGTAGTATTTCACAGAAGTAATCACGAAATGCAGTAAAGCTAACTCCTTCAGGAGCATCAAATGTCATGGGTAATGGTTGACCCATTGCAATATTGTGTGCTACTTTATATAATGGATTGTTAGTTCCCAAACTACTAGCTAGTTGATTCATTAAGCTAGCGATAGTTAAATCAAGTTTATTAACTAACAAATCTTGTGGACTTAATCCTGCTTCTGATTTAGCGGCAGCTTTGCTACTGAGCTTATAAGTTGACCCGTCTACAGTAAATGTATTTGATACTTTGTTGTCAGTTCTTGATGGTTTAATTTCTTGTAGATATTGTCCAATGGTAAAATTACCAAATGAGATTAGTGCGAATCCACCTGTTCGTCCCGAACGACTGTTTTGCCAAACAATTCCAGGAACTTGTTTTTCAATTTCTGCTAAGGATTGATCTAGTTCTTCGGGTGTGTATTTTCCACCACTTTTTGGGAAGAATTTAATATCGTTGAATATTGCTTCATCCCCGTTTTCATTTTTAAAAATCTCGCCGGGTTTACGACCGGCTAAGCCAGTACTTTCAGTTAGTTGTTTAATTATATTAATAAATTCACGCATAGTTTAGTATTTATCTATAGAAAAAAATATAAAATTCTTAACCGATAGTAAATAGATGTGAAGGAGAAAATTATGATCAAATTTCTAAAAAGTCTATTCGGGATTGAAACCACAGCCCCAGTAGCAACACCCGCACCTATGGTAACAGCCCCTTATAAGATTCCGGAACCAGCAACAGTAACACCAATTCTATTAGTAGTTGAAGCTGCACCGGTCGTAGTAGCTAAAAAAGCACCTGTTAAAGCTAAAGCACCTGCTAAGCCAAAGGTAGTAAAGCCTGCTGCGGTTAAAGCACCTGCTAAAGCACCTGCTAAAGCACCAAAAAAGCCTAAGATTAGCATCGCCAAGTAATGAATACGATAGGGTTTGACCTAATTAGTGATTTGAATCTATACCCCGAGGATAGTTTCAATTGGGAAGGTAAAGCAACTAGTTTATACTGCATAATAGCAGGAAATATTAGTGAAGATTTACGCACTATAAAACAAACTCTGTCGCATTTATCTAAATTTTATCAAGGTATATTTTATACTCTGGGTTCGTTGGAATATCATAATACAAGTGATATAGTAAAAAGAACGAACGAAATTTATAAGGCTTGTCTTTCAATTAATAATTTAGCAATAATGCACCACAATGTGGTTGTTGTTGATGGGATAGCAGTTGTGGGAGCAAATGGATGGTATGGAAATACTATACACGATGAAGAAGCTGAAAGCATACTTGAAGTGCATCGTAATGCAGATATATTATACCTCAGAAATACAATAGAACGACTGCAAAAACACCTAGATGTTAAAAAGATTATAGTGGTCACTAACTCAGTTCCCAGTATAGAGTTATACTTTGGTGAACATCCCAGCACTATAGATAAGCAACTTAATTTAAATATCGCTTTAGTTGCCGACACCGAAAGCAAAATTTCACATTGGTTATATGGTACATATGAAAAAGTAGTTGACACCAATATAAACGATATCAACTACATTAACAATAGCAGTTTCAAAAGAAACCCCTATTGGTCTAGACGAATAGAAATTTCTATTTAAGCATCAGCCTCTACTTTAATCTGCA